GTATCGGGCTCCATCGCTCACGTCCTTATCCGGGGGGGGTGTCCTGCCCTCAATCTCGCAGTGGCAGCGCTTGCAAACCGCTTGAAGATTTTCCCAGTCGTATCGACTAGCGCGATCATTCGCGCGCCAGGGGATCAAGTGGTGGACCTCTTCGGCGAGCGCCCCGCATCGCTCGCAAAATGGATGGGCAAGGCGATAGGCTTTCGATGTCTTGTGCCATGTACCGCCTCGATTCATCGCTTCAGGATCGCCCGTGCATAGTCTTGATCGTCCCTAAGCCACCCGATCGAGACCCAATCCGCTTGATTTCGACGCCACAGAATCCGCGGAATGCCGCCGCTCCTGTTCGCTGCCGCCGTCGCTTGGGCAAGATACTGATTGATCCGGAACGACTCGGTACGCTTGACCTCGAAATCGACGCGTTTCAGCTCACCGTCTTCGATCAAAACAAGGTCCGAGGCCCCCTGAAACTTCCCTTCGTATCCGGTGCGGTGAATCTCAAGCCCCATGGCTTCCAGTACCTTCCGCGCTTCCATTTCGCCTCGGTTGCCTTTATGAACCGGAATCGCCATCCTCTTCGTCCTCCTCGTATGCTTCGGGTTGTGTCCAATCGTCAAGGACTGACTCGAGAGCTCCCTTACAGGCGTATTCGTTCCCGAACGTTGCCTCGTGGGTTGACGTGATGCCGCGGCGAGTTTTAGTCCACACAATGACCACCGAATCGGCTCCCACCTCCTCAATAAATTGAGCGAGAGCGCGGCGGATTGTGCGCGGGACGTGGCCCATCAGAAGCTCAATTCCCTGAGAAGCACGCTTCGCAGGTGCTCCCGCTCGACGTAGCGCAGGCGGCCCCGCTTGACGGTCTGCAATTTTCCCGAGTCAACCCAGTAGCGAAGCGAACTCCGCTCGAGGTGTTTCCCGTGCATTTCGCAATAGTTGAGCGCCTCACTCATCGTGAAAAGCCGTTCTCTCATTGTTTTTTTCCATGATCTGGAGAAGCCGATCTACTGCATTGATGTCGAGCTCTATCCGAAACATCATTTGGTCGAGCTTATCGCGCATCTCGTCCACGTTCATCCGACACTCTTCCAGCGAGACCGCACACGCCTTGATCCCGCCGGCAACGGAATCCCGGAGCTCTCGATTGGTTGGCCCTCTGCGCTTCATGGCCCCCCCCATTCGTTCCCGTTGGTGGTCACTGCCGCAGCCACGCCGGCAACCGTCGCCAGCGCCACCGCGCCGGCAGTCTTGAACAGCTCCAACAGGCTCCCGCTCCCGCTCTGGCGCGCGTACTCGCTCGGCTCAATCAAAGGCACCCGCTCGCCGTCTTCTAGGAGCTCGAAGCGGGCGCCGGCGTCGTCCATGACGACCGCGCCGAGCTCCGGCTCTGGCGGAAACCCTGGCCCCTGGACGCGCTTCCGTGCGCCGTCTTGCCAAGCTCTCGCCTCCGCCTCCGAATAAAAGCCGTAGGCCTTTGTCACGTCGTCCGCGTCGAAGCCATACCACAGAGGTCGAAGCTCTCCAGGGACCGGCTCCACGTCTCGCGATCGATCGCGGAGTTGCTTGAACAATGACGCGAAGATGCCGTCTTTCTTCCATCGAGGCCTATAGCGTTTGATCCTCTGGATATCTTCCTCGAGGACTCGACGGTCGAACGTAGACAACTCGCCAAGCAAAAGCTTTCGCTGGTCTTCATCTTGGACAGGAGCATGAGCGAGAGTCTCGGCGTGCCAGAGCCAGTCTTCAGCAAGCCGGCAGAGAGCCAGCTCTTGCTCCCTCTCCTCGCCCGCGCCGCAGCAGCTCGCCGCTAGGCGCTCGCTCTCGCGCGGGCGGAGTGTACCAGAGCTGTCAAGAGCCGGCAAGAGCCCCCCCTGAGCGAGAGAGGGAGAGGGAGCCGGAGCCGGCGGGTCGTGCTGGTTTTTCATGAAAGCACCTCCACGTTCATGTGCCCTTTCTTCTCTACGAGCTTGCCCTCAATGCGAGCGCCGGCGCCGGCTTGCTCGATCGCTTCGCCGTGGCGGTCCCAGGCGGTGACCCAGCCCGGATGGTCTTCAGAGCGATCGAAGGGTCGGAGTTTGACCCGGAGCCGGGTCGGGCTCTTTCGGTCCAGCTCCTCGATCTCGTAGGAACCCCCGGCGCCGGTGACTTGAGGAACCGGCGCCGGGGTGCTCGGAGAGACGTTCTCCGAGCCGCACACTCGATCGTGGACGCCGAGAGCAGCGGCGAGGGCTTGCTCGAGCGGGCCGCCCTTGTCGCTCACGGCGATCACCTGATCACACCCGCCTGATGCCTCAATGAGGGATTTCAAGAGCGCGAGGGTGGTGATTCTTCTCTGGTCATTCATTGTGGCACCTCGCTGATCGGATACGTGGGAGTGTCTGCGGCGTTCATGCGGGCTTCTGCTGCCAGAATGTGCTGGTCGTAGGTCTCGGGGCCCAGGCCGGCGAGACCGGAGACCAGGATCCGGGCGAGGCCCTCGCCGAGCGTCATATCGTTGTGTATCGCGAAGTCTCGGACCGCCTCTTTGAGGAGGGATGAGATCCGGACTTCGGACCATCCCTCCTCATAAAGCTTGATCCAATCACCGTTTGAGAGCTGAGTCTCTTTCATCGCAAACCCTTCCAGAGCTTAGGGGTGAGCGTTTTACCCTTCACCCATTATCGGACCGAATACGTTCCGGACCTTATAGCTTCTCTTCGGCCGAGTGCGCGCCGAGGCTTGAGGGTGTTTGGAATTTTGGGCTTTGCAGTACTCAACCGCGCGCCGGCGCCCGCGCGGGCTATCTGAGAAACGGATTCCCCAGTCACGAGCGGACCATTGCAAACCTGGCGAAACGCACGCGCGCCAGTAACCGTCGATTTTTACCGCCGCGAAGGCTTGGGGGATATGCACAGTCTGACAGTATCATTTTTCACCATACGGGAAACGCTTGTTCAGGTCGGTTTTTCGTTTTTTGCAGCCGCAATCGCCGCCGGTTTTTCTGGAAATGAAATCGGCGGCGCGGGCGACGCCGGTCGCCCGGGTGACCTTTTCGACCGTATCTCCCAAGCCCTGGGAAGCGTAGTGCTTGCACGCGCGGCATTGCGTGAACGTCGGCGCGCCGTCATAGAGCCCCGCGCCGCAGAAAATCGAAACGCTCGAGCCCCGGACGGTAACGGTCGCGAAGTCGCAATCAATAGTAACGCTCAATCTGATTCCCCCCACACCGTGAAGCGCTTGAAATGGCCCTTAGAAACCGGATACTCGTCCCAGGTCTTACAGTCTTGGCCTTGAATGTTTTCAATTCCGAGAGAGGAGACGCCGAAATTGTGATACGTCAGATAGTCCGTCGGGAGCAGCTCGCCGAGCGGCCCCGGGTCCCCGAAGCCGTTGAGGATTCCGGCGCCGCTCACGCGCTGGCGGCGTGCCCCGGCATTGAACGCAAACCATGGTTTTTCTCCGCCCTCAAGGATGGTTCCATCCGAACGGATAAATTCCGGCTTCATCCAGGCGCCCGCGCTTCCTGGAGCCGGAGTCTCGCCGCTATTGATCCGGAACGGATCGAAGGGGCTGCCAATTTGAAGGCCGCCGAGACCGAAAGAACGAAGCGCTTGCGGATTGATGGCGGTGTCATCCAAGGAAAGAGACCCAGGATAGAACGTGTCGAAAAGGCCGCAATCAATGAAATCCGGATCATTGAATGGCAGCGTCTCCGCCTTGATCCCGCTCACGAAACACGCGGGATTCACGTCGTCGTCGCAGCATGGATTATTTGAAGAACACGGGGCCGCGTACGCCATATCCCAGAGCTGGATCCCGCCATAGACCGTGTCGTCGTCAGGGTAAAACGTGATCTTTATGACTGTCCTGTACTCGCCGTTCTGGCAATCGACGTCGTCGCCGCCGCAAATTGGCGGCGGATCATAGTCTGAGTCCGGATAAATCCAGTACAGCTTTATGGTCAGCTCTCCAGGGACGTTGATTCCATCCCGGACCTTCGCAACATTGCGGGGGACGCCTATCTGAGTCCCGTCCGGTGCGGTCTTTGTGATCGAATTGCACCATGAAGACTGGGCCGACGGATTTGCGTATTGAAAATCCTCGCTGATATTCGTGAAGTCAGGCGGGTCGTTCGTGTCGCAGATCGAGACGGACTCAAAAACCGGCCATTTCATCGTTACGTCAGATTTGTATTCATACCCCACGATTCCATCGTTGCTAGGGCCATCGATCGCGCCAGAAAATTCAGCGGTGAGGGTTTGGTCAAGGTCGACCGTGTACGAATTTAGCGGCCACCAGACCCGCGCCGTCGGCTCGAACGGGTTCGGAACGGGGCTCGGAAACGGAAGGCACTCAGTCCCGTGCTCGTAGTCAATCTCGAGAATGTCGGCGGAGTCAGAGTAGCCCCCCCAGGATGAAAAAGTACCGTCGTCACGGCCTGGAATGTTCAGGCTACCGCCATAGAATCCATTAGGGGTGTTCGGGCACACGTCGTAGTCGTAATTTGTGCCCATGGGCGGAACGGTGTCCCCCTTAGTCCACCACATTGCACCGCCGTGAAAGAACCCTCGGCACTGAAGGCGAAATTTCATTCGTTCGGGGACTGGTGGATACCAGTTTGAACCTGGGACATCGTTCGCGGCGCAGCACGCCGAGGAATTCGTGGGCTTCCCGTTGAACGAGTCTGTGTAGCCCCCCTCTGGAACGTCAGCCGGAGAGCTGTATCCGAGCTCCGCCAACACGGTCACGAAGTCGCGCGAAAGGCTACCCGTACAGTTTCCCGAGTCGGTCACTCGGAGGCCCCAGCATTTCCCCGCCGTGGGATGACCCAGAGAGGTCGAGGTCCCGTGGACCCATCGCATGGGGAATCCGTTCAAATTGTTCGGGGCAGAGTTGATATAAGAAACCCACTCCTTCGGTGGGTCGCACAAGAGATAATTCTGTGCAGTCCCGGAGACTAAACACCCCTCAGTCGCGATCACGTAAACGTCAGAAACGTTTCCGCCTGGGCAGTCGCACGACTCGCATTGCCCGTCGACTTCGCGCGGATAGTTATGAAGAGGACTCATGAGCGGCTCTCTCCTGCTTGACGCCCTCGGAGAATGCCGCCGCGCTTGCCTTGTACATTTTCCGTTTCGCCCCTGGCTTGTTGAGGAACAGCCCCCCGAGACCGGAAAGGGCCGACGTGATCAACAAGCCACCAGGCAGCGTCGAGGCATGATCCCCGAGCGCTTCTAGGGAGGTGTCGAACAGCGCGCGAATTGTGGTGTACCGACGCTCGGCGTCTTGAATCTGAACCGCCAGGCGATCCGTATTCTTTTCCACGTACTCCTGCCAGCGCTCCCAGATGATCGCCGAGTCGGAGAGAGAGACGCGCTCAGGCTCGTCAACGGCCGCGCGGACGTCTTGTGGCACGTCGAGCGTGATGAGGTCCTGAAGGTCGCACCCCTGTAGGGTCGTGAACACAAGCGCCGAGACGACGGAAAGAGCGAAGAAAATCAGCGGTTTACGGTCCATCTGGGGGCCTCCATCAGTCGGTTTTGCATGAGCTTAAAGTCCTCAGTCAACGCGCGGACATCTTCAAGGGTGAACTCTTGAGCGATTCGCAGCTCGGAGAGCTGGCGATCAATGCGAAGATAGGACGCCGCAAGCGCCAGGAGAATCGAGACGGAAAGAGCCAGGATCGAAATCCAGTCGCGAAGGCCGAGGCGGACGTGCTGCGTCATGTCGATGCCTCGTAGAGGACTGTGATCTGGTAGCCGTCATCGCTATCGTCGACACTCCCGCCGCGGAAATAGTATAAGTCGCCGCCCGTGCTCATTCCGACGCCTGAAGCCGATGACTGTGAATCCATCGGCAACGATCGGGTCGCGCCTGATGACAGAATTGTGTAGCCCCAGTACATGTAAACATCCTGGACCCCGGATGATCTCAGGATGATGTCTCCGGTAGCGTTGGACCCCCCCGCCGCCTGGTAGAACGTCTCCGCAACCAGGTTCACCATCGCGGACTGCGATCGACTCCACACGCGGAAGGCGGTGGTCACGGCGTTCGAGGCTCCAGGCTCAGGACCGACGTTCATCTGCAAAATGTTTGCGGTGACCCATGAAGAGTCAATCGAAATCGATCCCTTGTCGACAATCCCGGAAGATGGGGCGGTCGTGATTCCGTTCCCCCCGGTGATTTCAGCGACCACCGTTGCGCTCGGGGCGGCGACCGCGGTGGTCGCTTCCTTGCGCGCGCCAGTCGTCAAGCGAATCGTCGTCGCCTCGCCGGTGTTGTAGATGATTTGGGGATTGTATCGTGTGTGTGGCTTCAAGCTCCCCGAGTCGTCGGCGGTAAACGCGAAAACCCAGTCTGAGCCAGAGAGCGAGCCGGAAACCTCGAGGGTGCCGAGCTTTAGGACCGCAGTCGACGCGGTCGCGTCGAGGCCTGAAATTGCCAGCGATTCCGCCGCGCCTGGTGTAAAAGTCGAGCCGCCGGTTTTGATCATTCGCATCCCCCATCGATGGCATTGATTGAAAAGAAAAGACACCCCATTTCGGGGGTCGCGTTGGCCGTTGTGTCGAAAATCATGAACGCGGGGAAATAAATGACCATCCCCTCGGCCTCTTCAACATCAAAGCTCGCCGGAATGTTCGTAGTCGCGTACCCTCGCGTGGTGGAAGCGGTGTTTTCCATTTCGGCCAAGTTGAGCCCAGGAAGCGCCGCCAAATGAGAACTCGAGGAAGTGATTTCCCCCGGATCGCTGTAGATATTTGTCGGCTGCACCTGGATCGGGCGGATCGAATAGATCCATCTATTATCTGTGCCGGTGATCGCAGTCGCCGAGTCGATTCGGCCGATGTGTACTTGACCCAGCGAAATCATGGGCCAGCCCCCGTGCCTTGCACCAGTCCGGTCACGTAGGCATTCTCGAGCCCCAGGTCTTGTATAGCCCAGTCCCCGACCCGATACGGCTGGTGCCATATTCCGCGGTGGTGCTGAACCGAAATAACAGTCCCGTCGGTGAGCGTGTCGATTTCGGTGGTCTCGCCCTCCTGGTGACGCGCGACGGATTGCCCCGGCGGCACGTAAGGGAGTTGGTCGAGGAATTTATACTCGTCATATAAAAACCTCCAGGACCATTTTGCGCTCGAGTGCTTTACTTGCTGGACTTGCGCGCCTTGGAAAAGCAGAGTCCCAGCCGCGAAGCCAAGCGCGGACGCGGCGTTTCGCGTGCCGAAGTGGCCGCGGATGCCCGCGGTCCCGAAGTTTGAGAACGTCCCCGACTTGGTTTCCGTCACTGTTATAGAGAGCTGAGGAACCGCCATTTTCTGAGGGGTGCCGTCTAAGTCGAGGAATTTCCCGGCCGCGATATCGACTTTGATTTCGCGGGCATTGCCTGACGACGGGAACCAGGGATCGTTCGGAAGGCTTGCGGGCCATTCACCCATCACGGAAGCCTGGCGAGTCATTCCCGCCTGGACGACTTGCACGTCACCACGGAGGCGGCTGATCGTGGTGGAGTTGATTCCTAAAAGGCTGTTATCCTTGAGAGACTCGAAGACCTGGGCGTAGTAAACGACCGGGTCCTCTGATTCACCCCCGACGACACCGGGACGCGAAAGCGGAGACGGCGCGACCGAAATTGAATCCACTCTCCAGGCGGAGTTGTTCGGGTCGTCGGTTCCGATTGCGTAATTTTTCGTGTTCTCAAGGTAAGCAAAGAGCGTCAGTTCCCCAGAGTGCCCCTGGCACACCAGGTCAATCTGGCGGACCGCTTGCCCCTCGTCGCTAATCGTGACCTTCGGAAAGCCCTTCCTGATATTAGCGCTTGGCATTGGTGGCCTCCTCGATTGATTCTGATATAGGGGTCTTCGGTGCCAAGCTTCGAGGCATGTTCGGAGCGCCGCCACGGAGGACCGATTCGTTCATCATCTGCATCACGATCGACTCGGTCTCAAGATTCCCTGCCCCCATCGAGGGATAAGACGGGATTTCGGAAGACCCAAACGGCCGCGCGTTCTGAATAACGCTCGAAAGATCAATCTGAGACACATCAAGAATGCCGCGCATCATCGAGAGCTTGAGCTCGCTCAATCCGAGCTTCATTTCCTCAAATAAGTTCCCGAGGTCAGTCCAGTACGCGCCCGAGGCGAGCCGGGGATCGGCGTCGTAGGCGTCGCGGATCCGCCTCATCCGCTGGTCGTTTTTCACGTTTCGATCAAGTTGGAACCCTGTTTGGTACTGACCGGCGCCGGTGCCGGAGGTGAGAGCCGCCCCGAGCATCCCGGCGCCAGCGGCGGCGGCGCCGAACATGGCCCCCCGTGCAAGGCCCGCCGCGGATCCGACCATTCCCGAAAGGGAAGAACGCGAGCGGCTGCCGACGCGCTGGGAGGTGCGGCCGAATCGGCTGACCTTTTGCTCAGCGTCGCGAAGCCCTTCAGTCAGAGGCTTCGTGTCCGCGCCAACGGAGACAAGCAGCGCGCCTATTTTTCTGTTCGCCATCGTGCTACCTCCTCATTCGCTTCGTTCATTTTCTCCCCGTATCGCTCCCAGAATCGAAGCTCCCAGGCCGGGGAATTGACTATCTGGGAAGCTGGGACCCCGAGCTGGCGCGCGAGCGCCGCCAGGGGCCCTACGTAGGGTCCGGAACTGGCGGCTCCATCTTTGAGACTAGCTCTTCCTCAAGCGCCCTGAGAACCCCATACGGCTGCTCGAGGACTTCCGAAACTGACGCGAACGCGCGCTCCTCGCCCGAATAGGCGCAGCGAAAAATCAGGAAGCACGCGCGCGAAAAGTCGTCTTCAGTTTCCCGCATGGCGTCAAGGAAATCGCGGCCAGTTGGAGTGCGAATCGTTGGCATTATCCCGCCTCAGTAAATGTATACGTGTATTCGACCACAGCGTCCAAGCCGATTGCGACCTGTATATCAGTCAAGAAAAAGTCACCGAGGGTGGAGGGTGAAATTTTGGTCACAATCAGCGCGCCCGACGTGTTCGAGGCGGTAAATGAATCGGTGGTGGCAACCACCGTGCAAGTGCGCGCCTCATCGATTCCCGCAACAAATGAGCGCCGAGTCGATCCAAGGTGCGTCGAGTCGATCGTGGTGAGCGGTGAGCCCGTGAAGTCAACCGAACGGATTGAGGTGACGTTGGCAGCACCCTTCCAACTCACTTGGCACCCGAATGATGAGGTCGTCATGATGATTTCTCCCAGTAGACGGTGGCGTCTATTTCGTAGACGTAGAGCGGGATATTTTGCCCGTCTACGGTTTCCTCAAAGTCCCGAGCCACCGAACCAGTTTCGACGCCCTTGATATCCGAGCCGATAATCGTCCCAGCCAACGCAGAGACGACGCTTTCCCCGAGCGTGTCGGCGGCGGCGTACGTCGCCGCAAGCGCGCGAAGCTCGACGCGGGTCGTCCTGACCGCCGTGCTGCCTGCTAGCGTCCGCTCGATCTCTTCGGACTGCACGTCGTAGACGACGGCGGGAAGAGTCGTGTCGGCGCGCAAGTACGGCGAGACGGGAACGTCGGTCGTGCCGTTGAGGATCATCGTCCGAAAGTCTTCAATCATTTACCGACCCCCATGAACTCCCGAACCGATTTCGTGGTCATTCGCTTGCCGCCGGTCTTGATTCCGGTCTTGATCGCTCGCTCGAAGAGCTGGCCCGCGCGCGCGTTCATGCGCTGAAGGCGCTCGCTGAAATCGATGAGCGGATCGGTTCCAGGGTGGCGACGATTGCGACCGAGCGAATGGGCGTCGGTGCCAAATTCAAGCCAAGCCGCTTGTCCTGCATTTGAGACCGCTTCGCCGCGCTTGCCGTGTTTAGTGGTGCCGCCGGCAAGGACGACCCAGCCCGCCGATGAGAGGGAGCCGGAGCCCTTAGGGTTTCTGACCTTGATCGATTTCGCCAGAGATTGGCGGAGGCTGGCCCCGTTATATCGCCTCTGGAATGCAGTAGCTTGTTTCGATGTTTTGGCGTCTTTGATTTCACGGCGCCAGGAACGGCGACCTTCCCCCAGTAGCGGCTTGATGGCGTTCTGAACGATCTTTGTTTGAAGCTTCTCAGGGACTTCGAGAAGCGCCGCGCGGGTCTCTTTGTTTTGGATATTTGCAAGGGCGAGCTTGCGAGCGGTTGACCGCGCCGCCAGGCCTTTTGCACGGTTGAGGTCTCTAGCTGAAATCATGTAACCAACTCCTCAACCGTCAGCTCGACTTTCCAGTGCAAAAGATTCGGGTCGGAGACTGCGGTGATGTTCAGAATCGTTTCACCGTGCTTTAAGCGGTGATCCCGGATGGACCATTGCCAGTCCTCATCGAAATCGACGACGGCCACCCGGCGTTCCATGCCGACCATCAGGTCGTTCGCGGGGGCTTTATCAACGCCGCCTCGAGTCTCAACATGCGCGAACAGCTCGCGCGAGTCTGCCCACGTTTCGCGCGTCGAGCCATCCCCCAGGATCGTCGCGGATCGCTCCTGGACAACCAGAAGCGCGGCGAGTTTTCCGCGCGGCGTCAGACGCATCAGATTGAAGTCCTTGATTCGCCGAGGAGCATGGCGGCCGATATCGAGCTCGGCATCCTGTTCCCGTTGAGATACTCTCGGTTGACGTACATGTCAGCAACCAACGCGCGAACCGCCTGGGCTGCCGTGTCTGGAATCTCTTCGCGCGTCGCGTGCCCTACCCTAAGAATCAAAGTCATCGCGCCTAGAGCGAGCGCGTCCCAGGTAAAGACGCTTCCTCCCCCGATAAGATCTTCCCGCTCTATTGATGAAATCTGAGAGGCGCTGCTATCGTCGAGCGCGACCTGCAAATCTACAAACGGACGATAGACAATCGAAGCCGGCGACTCGCTAAATCGATGAGTGAGCTGAGTCGTCCGCAAGAATACCCCCGTCGCAGACTCGTACCACGCAACAGCCGACGCGACCATGCTCATGAGCACGTCGTCCTCAGACGTTTGATCGTCGGAGATTCTCAGAAACGCCTTGATTTCGGAGAGTGAGAAGTTGTGGTCGGACTGGGCGGTGATTTTCATAAAAACCCCCACGCCCCGTTTCCGGGGCGGGCGGCTGAAGGGTTAACTGGTGGCAGTTCTGTAAGTCACGATGCCACGCGGCTCGGTAATCGAAAAAGCCGAGCGAATCGAGGCGACGAGATTCACGACGCCATTCGCAGCGCCTGAGAACGGATCTCGCAGAAACGTGAGTCCGCCGACGTCGGCGATTCTCGCCGCTCCCTGGGTTACGTATGCCGCAACGTACTGCCCGGTGGTGGGAGAATTCCCGCCAGAAGCAACGTAAACAGGCCGTCCAAAAATCTGAAATGGGCTCGCGACGGAAAAAGTCGAACTCGCCTGGGCTTGCAAAATCGGCCGACCGACTCCGCCACTTCCGCCTGAGTCGTCAGTCTCCATCATGAGATCGTCAATAAGAGCGGCCGAAACAACGAACGCGCCAGGCCGGCCGAAGTACCCCGTCGGCGCAAGAGCGGTCAGGCCTGATACAAGCTCCTTGATCGTGATCGTGGTCTGAGATGCTCCAGTTTTCAAAACGCCGCCATCGGAAACCCAAGTGTCGAGAAGCGTATCGTCGGCGTTCGGAACCCCCTCATTTGAAAGCCAGGCATTATCCTGAGCGTACGCGATCGCCTCGGCTTGCTGCTGAGAGATGATCGACTCGAGGCCGAAAGCTGAGTCCGCGATTGCCTCGTTTGAGACGCTTGTAGTAACCGCGAACTTTCGCACGGTTGGCGTCTTCGCGCCAAACGTCGGCTCGAAATCTTCAAAGGTATCATTTTCGGCGGTGAACGGTCCGATTGTCACTTGTGAATTTTGAACCGGATACCGGATGTCACTCGAGCTGAAGTTATCGACCGCGCAAATCTGACGCATGGGCGAAAGCCGGTTCATGATCGTAATGAACTCGCCGTAGAGCGAGAGATCCATTGTCGACTCCATGGAGCTGGTCGCCGGGGAGCCCGATCCGTCAGTAGTGATCGGAAGCGCTCGGAATTCCTCCCCATACTCCCCGCGCGCGAAGCCCCGTAAGTCGTTTTCAGCGGTCTTGGTGACGGTGGTATTTCCCATGTCCCAGCCACCGCGTGCGGAGCCGAGACGCATTTCCGCGGACTCGGAAGCCTGAGCCGATCGAATTCGCGCCTGCACCTGATCGGCTTCGGCGTTCATCTTTTCAACCTTTTCGCACTCTTCCGGAGTGAGCTGGCGCCCTTCGGCGCCGTCCAGAACCTTTTGAAGCTCCGCGAAGAGCTTCGTTTCGCGCTCGCGCGCTTCGATGAGATTCATTTCTGAATTTCCCCCTTGGCGCCCGCGTACGCTGGAGCCGTGTCTAAGATTGCCAAGTGATCAAGTTTCGCTCGGCGTATGTCGCGCGTGTACGCCACGCGCCCTGATTTCATGAGTCGTTTTTCGTCTTCCACGTCGTAAAAACCGACGGAAACCGCGCCTGACAAGTCCCCGCGCTCGAGCGCTTCGACGATGTCGCGCCGGCTCTCGGGAAGGCTCGCGCGGAACGCAAGCCCGCGCGGGTCGTCTGGGTCGAACTCGATCGTGCCGGCTCCGGCTCTCGCTAGGGGCACCCCCCCGGGCTCATGCCCAAGCTTCAGCGTCGCGCTTTCCGGTATCTCCATCGATCCCGGCAGGAAGCGCTCTCGGAACGTTACCCCGTGTTCGTGGATTTCGGTGTACTCGTTGTACGGAACGGCAATTCCGACGAGGACGACGCCCTCAGTCTCCGGTGCTGCCGTCGCCCGCCGGATTTCAATTTGCATCTTCATCCCCTCCGCTCGCGTCGCTTCCAACATCGTCCGCCCCCGGCTCGCTCATTTGCTGGTAGTTCTTGCTAATCACAATCTCGTCCATGCCGGCCTGATCCAGCGGAGCCATCCCCAGAGAGACGCGCGCTTCATTCGGGGTCTGGATGCCGGCGTCGATGAGCTGGCGCTCGCTGGCCGCCTGCTGGGCCTTGGTGCCGCGCGTGAGCTGGTCGGTCTTAAAGTGCACGCGCTCGCCTGGAGCGAGGAGCTTGAGCCGGAGCTCTGCGGCGATCAAAGACAGGAGCGGGCGGAGGCCGGCTTCGAGGTAGCTCGAGATATCTTCAGCGGTCGGGCTGGATTTCGAGTCGACCATGGTCACCGGAATGCCGAACATACGTGCCACGTCGGCGACGGCGAACTCCATGGCCGCCGACCATTCGTTCTGGTCAAGGCGCTGGGAGATTTCGCCGACCCGCATTCCGCCCGACACGACGACGGGCGTCGACCATGATGTCGCGTCGCCGTGGTTGTCTCGGAAAGCGGATTGAAGGCGGTGGGTGGCGTCCGAGGAAAGCGGTTCGTCAGTTTCTAGTTTGATCTTCGGGAGCGCGGTCGAGAACACGCGCTTGCCGGCCTCGTACTGTTCGGCGATTGCCGCTAGCGTCGTCCGGTGCTGGTCGAGTACCGACTCACCCTGGAACCAGAGTTGCTCACCCCGGCGGAAGTGGAGAACATCAGAAGGCAGGAGCGTCTGACCGAAAGCGCGATAGTCCAAACGCTGGGTCTGAGGATCCCAATTCTTTCCCCACGTCCCCGCCTCCGCCGGCGTGATCGAGAGCAATTCCCCGCGACCGTTGCGCGTGAGAATGGAGAGGTGCTCCCCCCGGATCATGAGATCGCGGACGACTTTCGAGCGCCAGGACTCCGAGGTAATCAGATCGTTTGGCTTGTCGGCGAGCACGCTGAGAAGAGGGTGGTCGGGGCGATCGTAGTAGGCGCCAGCGCTCTTCGCGTGAATGCACATGGGCGAGCGGGCGACGTCGCCCGCGAGGATTTCCAGGCATCGACCGACAGAAGGAATAGCGAGGATAGCGCCGTTTCCAATGTTGAGAGTCGACAGTGGACGGAACAACGACCACGTCGGAATACCCGATTTGGAACGCTCCCCGCGGTTTCTTAAAAACTTCAAGATGTGTAAGCCCCCCGGCTTCGTTGTCTATAGTAACAAAACAAGCGAAGCGCAAGGGGGAAAAGCTAGAAAATTAAAAAAATGCCCTCCCCCCGTGAGTTGCGGGAGAAGGGGCTTGTGCTCGATATGCCTGAGCGCGGTCCCTTACGGCGTCGTTGCTCGGCGGAACCCTCTCCAGGGCGGGACACGCCTAGTACATTCCCCCCGAAGGGGAGGCGATTACCACTCGCTACTGAAACCCAGCGCACTATAGCAACGCCGCCGCTAAACGGCAATTTCATCCCCTTCATATCCTGAGATCCGATCGCCCCCCTCCTCGAAACAGCTCGAGAGCGCGTAGATCAGGGCCATCAGCGGGTCGATCATCGAACGGCTGGGGTCCTTATCCGGCCGCCGCCCGCCCTGGTAGTTCTTCACGCGCGCATTCTTGATCGATCGCTCGAGGATCGGGTCGCCGCCGTGGGCTATTTTGCGCTGCCGGACCTTGTCAACGAGGCCCTCCGTAGCGGGCACGACGTACTGGGCCTGGGCTCGCCCCTTGAGCGTCCAGCGGTTGACCGTCTCCCAGCGGTGGAGTACGTCGCGGGAGAAGGTCCAAAGGTCGTAGGCGATTTCGGAGACCTTGTAGTCCTGCATCAATGTTTCGATCTCCATAGTGACCATTTCCGGATCAATGACCCGGCCTGGACAAAGGAGGAGGTGACCGGCGGAGGCCCATTCGGAAAGCGGGAGCTTTGACCTAAACCCGAAATGTTCCAGGCGGTGCGATGGCATCATATGCCTAGCCTTAACCTGGATGACCCCCTCCGGAGAGGTCTGGACGGCGCACACGCTACAAACATCAGTCCGGTTCGAGTCGCACGCCGCGCCGCGGCTGAGGTCAATCCCGACCCATACGCGCCCTGGGCGGAACACGGGAACAGCGTCGCACGCTCTCCAGTCGTCGAGGTCGAGGAGACCCCCGGATCCCAAGTCGTTGAAGCTCGCCAGGTGCTGGCGCTGGTAGTCCGCGCGGGTTGCTGGAGTACCGGAAACGACCATCGAGGAGAAGGAATCCCGGATCGACTTCTCCTGGATCGTCACCCCCAGCCCTGGATTCGCCTTTTCAACGACTTCAGGAACGAACTCGTCGACGGGGTCGCCGTCGTCGATCGTCCATATGAGCGCGATCTCTTCGTCTTTGGAGTGCCCCTCGAGGAGCTCGCCGACCATCTGGTCGCGCCAGGCGTAGTACGGAATTGTTTCTTTTTCATGGTGCGGCGTCGAGAACGTGATCAACTGCCCCCCGGTCTTCGCGACGCCCGTCCGGGCTCGAGTAAGAATCGGCTTCGCGATATGGGCGATCTCATCGATCGCGCAGATCACCGAGCGGAGACCGTGGTACTTTTCCTCGTCGGCCGGCAGCACCTTGATCGTTGCGCCGCTTTGCGTGTTCCGAACGGCTTCCTTCCCCGCGGACCCAACAGGCTTCAGAGGCTCGCCGAGCTGGCGAGCGAACGCGCGGAGGAGATTGGCGGTGTCCTCGCCCGCGCCCGACGCGGTCGGGGCCCCTAGGTGGAACTGTAGTTCGGCGCGGGAGTGCGCGAGATGATAGCTCAGAATCATCGCCATCAGCATCGTCTTTGCTCCGCCTCGCGCCATTTCGCAAAACAGCGTAGACGTCGCGCGCTTCCCGTTTTCCTTCCAGCGCCTCGCTTCGATGTTCGCGACGATCATGAGCTGGTACGGCTGTAACTTCATCCGCGAATCATCCTCCTGGTCGGGGAGCTCAAGCGATTCGATCCAGGCGCAAACGCGATCGAAGTGATCCCAGTCCCAAGTGATGACGTCGCTAGAAAATTCCGCGAGCATTCGCTCCGCGGCCGCGCGGATCAAGTCACCAGCGGGGCGGTCGCCGTCGACCAGCTCGCGAAGGTACGCGCGAAGCTCCGCGAAAAAATGACTGCT